CCAAATTGAAATTGTGTATGAGGTGTTGAATTGGAGTATACAAAAGCGACAATTGATGATATGGAAGAATTCTATGATCTTGTTCAAAATACGATTCAAGAAGTTTATCCAAAGTACTATCCGGAGGAAGTGGTAAGGTTCTTTAGCCAGCAGCATTGCTGGGAGAATTTGGAACGTGATCTTGAAGAGGAACGCATTTATATCCTTCAGGATGGGGAGTGTGTGATTGGTGCCGGCAGTTTTGAGGGCAACCATATTACTCGGGTCTTTGTGAGGAAAGATTATCAGAGACATGGCGTTGGCAGTCTGATCATGCAGCGGTTGGAAGATGTGATTGCCAGAGAATATGAGTCGGTACGTCTGGAGGCTACGTTGCCTGCAGTAATTATGTTTGAAAAGAGAGGGTACCGTACAATTCGCCATGAAAAGTGGACTGTGAGAAATGGGGCAGTGCTTGTGTATCCTGTGATGGAGAAAATATTGCGTAGATAAGAGGACATAAGGGAAAATGAAGACGATTACGATAGAAGATGTAGAGAAGAAAGATATAAATCAGGTCACAATTTTGGATATCCGTCCGGAGGATGCTTACTGTAGAGGAACCGTTGAAGGTGCAATCAATATTCCGATGCAGGAAGTGGACAATCGAAGAGATGAGATTCCGAGAGATAAACCAGTATATGTACTTTGCCACACCGGGGAGTGGAGTGCTTATACAGTAAATATGCTGGAAGAAGCAGGATATGAAGCGTACAATATTGAAGGTGGATATCGTTCTTTTCTACGTATGATGCTTGGACGTTTTGTGGAAAATGAGACAGTCATGGCTGAAAAACAGAAGGATATTGAAAAAAGTATTATTAAAAAGTTCCGTAAATCTGTCTGGTGCAAATTTACGAAGGCAATTCGGGAGTATGAACTTGTAAAAGACGGAGATAAGATTGCTGTCTGTATTTCTGGTGGAAAGGATTCTATGCTTATGGCGAAACTTTTTCAAGAGCTTAGAAAGCATGGAAAAGCAAATTTTGAGCTAGTCTTTCTTGTAATGAATCCAGGATATAATGCAGATAACTGGAAGATTATTCAGGATAATGCAAAGGTCCTTGGAATTCCGTTAACAGTATTTGAAAGCAATATTTTTGATACTGTAGCAGACATTGACAAAAATCCATGTTATCTCTGTGCAAGAATGCGCAGAGGTTATCTTTATTCACATGCGAAGGAGCTTGGATGTAATAAGATTGCATTAGGACACCATTATGATGATGTGATTGAGACGATTCTGATGGGAATGCTATACAGTGGAAAGATTGAGACAATGATGCCTAAACTTCATAGTACGAACTTTGAAGGTATGGAGTTGATCCGACCAATGTATCTGATTAAAGAGGCGGATATTATTGGATGGCGAGATTATAATCAATTAAATTTTATCCAGTGTGCATGCAGGTTTACAGAAAATTGTGCAACCTGTGGCGGAGGACGTGGTTCCAAACGTGATGAAATGAAAGAACTAATCGCGCAGTTCAGAGAAGAAAGCAATCTGATTGAAAAGAATATTTTCCGAAGTGTTCATAATGTAAATTTAAGAACAATCATTGGATATCACAAAGATGATGATATTTACAATTTCCTTGATGACTACGATGAACGTGGAAAAAAGAAACATGAAAAAATGTAATTATTCTGTCAGTTTGAGGGTTTTGTGTGATACAGGAAAACATACCTGTATCACACAAAAATTTAGATATTCAAGAATGCTGAGGCATTCTTGCTGCGAGATGCGCGTCATGCAATTGCGTGACATATTTCTACTGCGCACCTCCGCAATCCTAAGTCATCTCAATATATTTTATTCTTTGGTGATGTATTTAACCATCTTAGCTAATTTAATTCTGCAATTCTAGATACTCCAACATATATTTCTGAGATTTTATACCATGTTTTATAATCAACAATTCCGGTCACTGGAAGACCGAAGATTAACTGAAATTTTCGTACAGCAGCTTCAGTGGCAGGACCGAAGATTCCATCTGCATCAATCTTAGGAATTGCTGGATAGGCATCAGATATAACAAGGAGTTGCTCCTGCATCTGGCGCACCTTGTCACCGGTGGAACCGATACTTAAGTCGTAACCTGGCCAGGACGATGGAATACCGGAAATTGCACTGGCAGTGTTAATATACATGTCATCACCGTAGTAGTAACGCAGAATTTGTATGGGAGTATAGCCTTGATCACCTAAGGTCTTTGAGCCCCACTGTGTCAACCTTTTTGCTACAACGTATAAAGAACCCGCAAACCCTTATTTTACAGTGGTTTGCGGGTATTTTACTGATATAAGAAATAATAGATTTTCAGAGAATCTTGTTCTCGGTCGTAGACAATTTTGTCCACAATCTGTTTTAATGCTTCGTTCTTTTGGGCTGCAGTAAAAGAATCGGAGACGAGGATATCATAGACGCCCTGCACCCTCAACAGCATGTTGGCAGCAGGATCCGGCGTATCTTTTGGAGCATGATCTTCCAGCTCTTTTAATTGTTCTTCCAAGTGTATGCGTTCTTTCTGAAGCAATGCTTTATTCGCTTTATATTCCTCCAGAGTATCAATTCCCTCACGGTAAGAAGCTTTGATTCGTTCTTCTTTTCCGGCAAGACTTTCCAGACGACTGGTTAATATATTTTTCTCATTGGAGACTTCTATCGGCTGACGTTCTTTTAAGGTGTAAGAAATGTTGCCGGAGCTTAGAGATTCCTTGACGCAGGCAAGGACCTCTTTCTCCAGGACAAGGGAACTGATTCCATGAGGTTTCTTACATTTCCCTTTATGATATCCATAACAGGAGAAGTAGGAGTATTTCTCACCGTTCGCACGTTTCATGGTGGCAGCAGTCAATGTACGTCCACATGCAGGACATTTCAGTAATCCGGAGAGCCAGTGCTTATATGTAGAAGAGGGACGTTTTCCGGAAGGTCTGTAGGTTGTTTCGAATCGTTTTTGTGCTGCATCAAATAATTCCTTTGTAATAATTGCCGGCTGTTGTCCTTCTGTGACGATCCATTCATCTTTATCCTTGATTCTGTTCGTACTGTTTTCTGTTCGGTTCCACCGAATCATACCGCAGTAGGAAGGATTCTGAATGATGTACTCAATAGATCTCCGCTCAAATGGTTTGCCTTGTGAGGTCTTAAGCCCAAGATTGTTCAGGTGTCTTGCAATATCAAAAAATCCGATCCCTTCATTCACATACCAGTTGAATATCATGCGCACGATTTCTGCTTCTTCCGGGATAATTACCGGAGGCTTTCCATGCTCCACGACCTTGTATCCGAGTGGCGGACGTGCCTGGTATGCTCCACGGGTCGCATTTTCTTTCATGCCCCGGAATACCTCACCGGAAAGACGGATAGAGTAGTATTCGTCCATCCACTCAATAATACGCTCAATCAGAGAGCCGAAAGGATTATCTGAAAGAGGTTCGGAGATGCTCACGACTTCTACATTGTGTTGCTTCTTGAGAAGAGACTTGTAGACAATGGATTCTTCCTGGTTCCGGGCAAATCGTGAGAACTTCCATACCAGGATCAGATCTACCGGGTGATCAGAACCCTTTGCAAGTCCGACCATCTCCTGGAAGCCTGGACGCTTTTCAGCTTTCCTGCCGGAGATCCCAAGGTCAGAGAAAATCTTAAGGATTACAATATTGTTCCTGGCAGCATACTCCCGGAGAAGATTCTCCTGCGAATCCGGAGAGATTTCTTCCTGATCGTGCGTGGATACACGGATATAGCCATAGGCATATCTTAATTCACTCATCATATCACCTTCCTTAGTATATATGTGCGACGCCGCACTAAAAATGAGTACAAAAATAACAGCCAGCAAGGAACAAGTGTTCCGCTTGCAGTGACTGCCCGAAGATGATACACTAATTATTGAACGTACTGGTGTATCCTTCGGGGCATTAGTCTTTGAACCGTCCTTGCGCTAACAGGGGCGGTTTTTACTTATAAAACTGTTATATAACGTAAAAGACCCCGTATTCCTACGAGGTCTTTAATGAATACTGCTCGCCAGTTGTCTGGGAGCTTTGTCTTTTATACTGCCGGTTAACGGCTTTGTTTTTTCTAGATATTCATTATATACCTCATTATATGCATTTGTCAATTAAAGTTATACTTGTTGCTCTCTGATAATCCACTTTATTATTGGTAAAATTGGATATAATTTCATTGTCTATACAATCAAGTCTTTCACTTGATAATTTGACATTGCTTAATATATCAAAATTAGTCTTCGGATCATAGATTCGGATTTTGCTTATGGTTTTGATTTGTCCAACGCACAGAACAACAGTTCCGCTTGCAAGACTGCTCCGAAGATGATACAATATGACTTGAACAATCAGATATAGTATATCTTCGGATATGCGAGCCACCCTGAGCCAACGGGGTGGCGATTTCTATTTTATTTATACATTTCTTGTTGCATCTTCAAACTTATTCTATACTGTTCTGCATCTGGAACATCAATAAATTCCACTGTTTTATCAAAGTTTTTCTTTACAACATCTTTTATTTCATCAAGAGTTACGTGGAAGAATTCTCTACGCGTATTAACCATATTGAGTTTTCTGTCCTCAAAAGCTTTATGTAGAGCTGTTTCCAATGCCGGCGCATCATCAGAGAAAATCATAGCATGTACATCAAAGTTAAATGGCACAGATGCATCGCCAAGTTCATCAACGCGATCTTGTGGGTCCAATCGTCTTGTCATGCCAATCTTGTAAATATCTGGACCAAATGCTCCGATGTTGGATATTACATATACATATCCAGCTCTTTGATTTGCTTCTCTGTAATCAATATCTTTCATTGCTTTATCGATATCCTGCAATTGATTTTCGAGTTCAGACTTCTTAGCTAAAAGAGCAGAGTCTTCTGGAGATTGCTCTAACTGTTTCAGGATATGGTCATAAGCTGTTTGATAGTGAGTTTGTTCTTTTTCAATCTTTTTCCTCTGAGCTTCGATTTCTTTTTGAAGTCTGGCAGCTTCGCGAAGTTCTGCACGGGCAGCTTTTTGAGCTTCTTTTTCTTCCTGTTTCTTTTGCTGATATTCAAATGCTAATCGAAGTTCTTCAACTTTTAAATTCAAATATGCAGGTTTTATGGAAATATCCATAATTGTTCCAAGCTTCGAAATAGACTCTGCGGATTTGTAAATTCGGTTCAACGATGCATCATAGTTGGTGTATTTTACGTTAGATATAAGATCATCGCATTCGGTGTTAAATGCCCGAAGTAAAAGCTTTTGCGTGTCATTAACCATTTTCCGTCCTTTAGAGAGGCTATCATTTACCCGCCAATTTGTATTTCCAGTTACAGCATCTTTATTTTTTATAAGAGTCTTTTGCTTTGCACGTATCTCAGCCAATTTATCTTTATAGTCAAGAGCATTTGCAAAGCTATAATGTGGACGGTACAATCCAAACTCTTGAACAAGAATTTCATCGTCCAAATCTATAATCTGCTTTTCGCGGTTCCTTATCTCGTTATCCAGATTCTCAATATTAGATACACGGCGCGAAATGTCAGCTTCAATCTCTTTTATGTTGCTTTCCAAAGATGATTTTTGAGAGTTGAGCTTGTCTATAAGTCCGTGAAGTTTTTGCGCATCTTGCATTTCTGGTGTGAGTAAAGATTGCGCATGATTTAACTCTCCCTGTAAACGTGCATTTTCTTGTTTTAGTTCTTCAATTTCATTTTTGAATTGTCCAGTTTTAAAAATATCACCAATTCCCATATCTTTCTCCTTCTTTAGTAGAGTAAAAATAAGTAAGTTTAAATAAGTTTTTATATAAACACCAAAGCGATTATATATGTTTAAAATTTTCGACGAAGCTCTACGACTTTGCCAATAATCTTCACCGGTTTTTCGTCAATCTCTTCCCGGCTAAAATACATCGGTTCATAATTAGGATTTAATGAGATAAGAGCGATACTGTCTGCATACTTCTTTAGTCTCTTACACACACCATCATTCCCGTTCACAAGAGCAATTACAATCTCGTCGGATTCCGCATCATCCTGTCTTTTTACAATTACAGTATCTCCATTATGAATATCCGGCTCCATCGAATCACCGCTGATTCGAAGTCCGAAGAACTCACCGGTCCGTGCCAGTTCCTCGGGAATTTCTTCTTCGTCGATAACATCTTCAATTGCCTCCAGTGGAATGCCTGCAGCAACTCGACCATATATTTTAATTTTGATACCTTCAGATAAACTTGATTGATCAACTGAGGTTCCATCAAGTCCCATTAATATACCAGGAGCGGTATTTAAAACTTTTGCAAATGCAATAATTTTAGATTGAGGAAGATCTATGACGCCTTTCTCGATTTTAGCAATCATACTTTTATCGGCATAACCCATTTTAGAAGCCAAATCGGATTGAGTCATATTTAATTCAATTCTTCTTGATTTTATATTTTTATACAGTTGTAACATTCATTCACCTCATTTCATAATCCTACAATAGCATATGATTGAAAATAATTCAACATTTTTGTGCAAATAGGTTGACAGAAATGCAACAGAGTGATATGAAAGAGATAGTTGAATTAAATGCAACTAGAAAGGAGTGGATAAAATGCCGGATATAAAGATGCTAAAGGATAAAATAACAGATAGTGGAATGACAGTAAAAGCAGTTGCTGAAAAATCAGGTATTTTGAGAGAAACATTATACAATCGACTTAAGGGAGTGGGCGAATTCACGGCTTCGGAAATAGTATCGTTGTCAAATGTTTTGAATTTATCTCAAACAGAACGAGATGATATTTTTTTAAAATAAAAGTTGAATGAAATGCAACTTAAATAGAGAAAGAGAGGTGAGTGGATGAAAGAAGTAGAAAAGACAATAGATGACCTGTGTAAACTCATACAGAAAAAAACAGAAAATTGCAAAGAAAGCTATGAGGTAAACGAACTGACAGAATTAACCAAAGCTCTGGCAGAGTTGATAACTGCCAGAGCCAGGCTTGGCTAGTCTTCCTTGTTAAGTTCGACTAATTTGTCGTAGATTTCCTGCATGAATTCAGCGACATTCTTGCCGTTCGATTCATTTGTTGGAGTTGACGTATTAGATAATTTAGCAACGGTAATCTCGACAGTTTTTTCAATTAAATGATCATTTCGAAACATAAAACTCTCCTTTCTTGCGTACTCGGCTCTGGCGGGAGCCTGTATCAACAGGATAGGAGAACAGAGGGAAAAAGTCAATAAAATGCAACTAAAATAGAGAAAGAGAGGTGAGGAAGATGCGTGTGATAACAGTAGTTAGTATATGCATAGCAATATTTTTTGCGGTAAAAAGCTGGAGAACAGCGGTGATTCTTAGAGCAGTGTTTTACTTTATGGTGGATAAAGGATACACTGCTCCGACTCAGAGAGAGATAGAACAGTGTATTAGCATTGTTACTCAAAAAACAATAGAAGATTGGATTAAATAGGAATTTTGGAAATTTCAGCGGGGAGATATTTATTTGCAAGAGCAGTGGTGACACCTTCGGCAATAGCAGAAAGAGCTTTCAGGCTGGCACCACCGACTTTAGAAAAAATGGTTTGTGTCAGATTCCATTTTTCATCAGTCCTGGTGTTTGCAAGAAAATCATGACCGAAAGGTTCAAGACAACAATCAAAATTGGTATGTCCCCACGATTTAGTGTCACATACATCTGACAAAAGACCTGCTTTTATACAATATTGGACATGGTATAAGATTTGGTCAATATCATAAGAATCTAAGTAGTCTTTGTAGTAATTATATGGTTCCTCAGCAAAAGATACTGGATCGTAAATAGTTTCATATTTTTCGACAGTAAGAAGAATGGAGCGAACGCATGAGATATCTAATTTCATAAGAATCTCCTTTCATTAATACTCGGCATGGTAGTGCCTGTATCTAAAGTATAGGAGAGATTAAGGAAAGATGCAATAGAAGAGAGGTGGACGAAATGAAGCGGTTATGTCCAGTATGTTTTGCGGAATTACCCGCACAAGCAAATTACTGTCCGATATGCGGAAAATGCATGAGAGATACCGTGGAGCAGATTAGTCAGTATATAGGAGAAGCGCCGATAACAACAGTAGTTGAAATAAAGGATTGTGCGATTCGCATTGGCATGAAGAAACAGAAAGGTGAGTAGATGAAACTGAGAAAGATAATTGGCTGGATGCTAGTTCTTACGCCAGCGGCATTAATAGAGGCTATAAGTATTTTGCCTAATGCCATTGGAATGATGATATTAATTTTTTTATTATTCCTTGGCACATTCACAATTGTACGAAAAGGATTATATCTCATAGCAACAAGTACAAACCGTACCACATAACTTATAGAAGAGGTGGTGTGATTGAAACATATAGTTATTTTAAGAATTATACGAAAAGAAGATATGAGCATTGTTTCTGAAAGAAATATGGCTACTTTATCTGAAGAAGAAAATGTTGAAGTTATCAATAAATTAAATGGTAATTCTACAGGGTATTTAGGATATGAACAAGATAAAACCGCTTAGGCGGTAGAAAGGAGGACAAGCTTGAGAAAAAGAAAATCAACAAATATGGTACTGAGAAATGATGCACCATGGGAAGTCAGGCGTAGGGTTCATCAGTTGGAAAGAGAGCGATATGTTCTTTGCATCAAAAGTTTAATTATTCCAGATGTAATGCTGGCACTGGCAGCAGTCTTTGCTATTATGTGCCGTATTTCGATTGGGTAGAGGAGGTGTAAATCATGAATGATATCGCGAAAGAGGCATTGTTCCGAAGATGTGCAGATCAGTGTGATACGGTCGAAATGATGTCAAGAGACATGGTCGGGTATCAGACTGAATTTGAGGAGTTCCAAAGACTTCACAGAGAGATCGAAGATGCAGATCTTGAGGATGAGTACCAGGAGTGGAGAAAAGCTAACGGATACATAAAATGGGAGGAAATACGTGAAATCCCAAAGCTGTTGACGAAAGAAGAATTTGAGTCCGAGCTGGAGAACATTAAAAAGGCATTGGAAGAACATAATTTCAGCTCACGGTCTTTCAAAATACACTATTTGATTGATTGGATCACTACTGGACCGACAATTCACACGCCAGATCAGTTGAATCAGATATTTGCTCTGGCAAAATAAAAATGAGTGCTCACAAAAGCCCGGCAAGGCTGGAGCACTCGGTAAAACAACCAATTTCATTATAGGAACAGAAAGGCGGTCAGTCAATGATTATAAGAAATTCTATGGCAGCAGTCCGCATTGAGGTGGTCGTAAATGGCTAAAAAGCTGTGGAGCGTGTTCACGAAAGACATGACGCATTGTTATTTCACGGGGACACCGAGCTGTCACAGGCACCATATATTTTACGGACCATACAGAAAGAAGTCTGAACAATATGGTTTCATAATTCCCATAGCATACTATCTACATGAGCACGAAAAAGACAGCGTTCATGAGAATCCAAATCATGGATTAGACCTGCAGCTCAAGCAGATGGCACAGCGGTACTGGGAGGAACATTATGGAACCAGAGAGGAGTTCATTCAGACTTTCGGAAAGAACAGATTGTAAAGAACATCTGATATAAAGTCAGAGTTTTTAATAAATTACACAGGAGGTATGTTAAGCAATGAGACACTTTAACCTGGAAACATTTGCGGGCGGTGAACTCAGCAGACAGATCAACCGAGATATTGAGGCGGTCATGAGAAATGTTGTTGATCCGAACACAGATGTGAAAGCCAAGCGAAAGATCACTGTCACGATTGAGTTCAAGCCAAATGAGCAGAGGAACTTTATCACGACTAATGTGAATTCGAAGCCAACACTCGCACCGGCGCTTGGAGCTGTTACAGCACTGGGCGTTCAGCAGGATTTGACGAGCGGAGCAATTGATGTGGCAGAAATCGGAAGTAAAATGCCTGAAGCAACTGTAAAGGTCGAGGGTAAGACCGTGGATACAGAGACAGGCGAAATCATGGAAAAAGGCAGCAAAGTAGTAGATCTTAGAAAGAGAGAAGCATAAGGAGGACTTAAGATGGTGGAAGGATTAAAAGAAGCATTACAGTATATTACAGGTCTGAAGGCAGAGAGCATGGAGCCGAAGTTATTGGAGATTAATGGTGAGACGTATTGTACCAAGAATCTCACCAGATATCACAGATTCCCGATGGCAAGTAATCTTTCTGTAAATACATTAACAGCACTGGTGGATTATATCAAAGGCAAGCCGGAAGAATTGAGAGAATCTTCCATTCTTCATGTAGTGAGTCCAACAAAGGTGCTTTTATTCTCAGGACTTATTGACGAGAGGAACAGAGAGACATTGATGGCAGCAGGCGCAATCGTGAATGAGTTCCGTTTCGATGATTATTATGACCAGGAGCGCTTCCTGATTGAGCTGCAGGCGAACTTTGTAGATAATATCGACTTGACTACAATCATGCGGGTAGCCGGCAATATTAAGTCCGGAACAACGGCTAATTATTCCGATGACGGTGTATCTCAGAAGACAACCATCAAATCAGGTGTGGAACTGGCAGATGTGATCGTGCCGAATCCGGTCAGGCTCAGACCGTATCGTACATTTGCAGAGATTGAGCAGCCAGAGAGTTCCTATGTATTCCGCATTAAGGACAGCGAGAGAGGACCACAGTTCAAACTGGTCGAAGCTGACGGCGGACTGTGGAAGAATGTGACCATGAAGAAAATCAAGGAATATCTGGAATATGAACTTTCCGAGGAATTAAAGGAGTATCACATTACTGTGATTGCGTAGGTAACAGCACCTTAGGTTTTTATTGTATCACGAATAACTCCCTGTACGGGCAGTGCAGGGAGAAAAGGAGAATAAGAAGTGTCAGGACGACCAAAACAGGGGATAGATTATGCTGGTTGGTCGGTTGATATATTTGACGGAGACAAGAAGATAGACAAGCTCTTGGACGCAAAAGGCTGGAAAGGCTTCGGGATATATTTCTTTTTATGTCAGAGAGCGTACAAGGTAAATGGATATTTCTATGAATGGGGCTATGACGACTGTGCAACGACTGCAAGGAAGATGGGCGGCGGCATCAGTTCCGGTACAGTGAAAGAAACTGTGGACTACTGCTTGCAGGTGGATCTCTTTGATAAGAGGTTATTTGACGAGTGGGGAGTGCTTACCAGTAGAGGTATCCAACGGCGTTTCTGGACGGTATTGTCAGAACGACGGAATAAAACTGTATATAGTGAATATTGGCTTTTGAAACCCGAAGAATGCAAAGGCTTAGTTAAAGTCAGTCTTTTTTCAAATGTGCAACCGACAAATGACCATTTGCAGGGTACAGATAATGATTCGCCCCCTATAAAGGAAAGTAAAGTAAATAAAAAAATATATATAGCGTTTCAGCCGGAAGTGGAACAGGCTTTTCAATTGTACCTGCTTGTCCGTGAAAATAATTATGGATCCATCATTCCGGAACAGGTGGAGGCTCTAAGGGAAGAACTTGTGTCATTAACGAGCGATCCGGGAAAGCAATTGACCATTGTAAAGAAAGCGACTTCATGGGGAACGAAAGGTTTTGAGGATACAGAGAAGAAAACGAAGAGCCGGAAACCTCAGAAGTCAAGATTCAACAATTATACCGGTCGTGATTATGACATGAACGCATTGGAGCTACAGATGCTAGGAGGAAACAATGAGTGAGATTGAGAAAAAGGAAGAGTGGTATCTGAATATTGATTACCGGGAAGCAAAAGAGATTATCCGGAACAAGCTGCAGGGTATGACACAGAACTTTATTGGAATCGGGTTCTATCTCAGGCAGATCAAAGAGACGGAAGGATTTCAGAAAGACGGATATGCAAGTGTTTACGAATTTGCCGAGGATCAGTACGGTATCAAGAGATCTACTGCAGTCCGCTGGATGCAGATGAACGAGAAGTTCTCCCAGGGAGGATATAGCCCATTCCTGGATAGCGGTTATAAGGATTTTGGTAAGAGCCAGCTCCAGGAAATGTTATATCTGGACAGTGAGCAGTTGGAGGAAGTAAAGCCAGAAATGACAGTCCGGGAAATCAGAGAGATTCGAACACCGGATCCGGAACCCGAAGAGCAGCTTCCCGGTCAGATGAGCGTGGAAGATTTTCCAGAAGTTCTGCCGGAACGGGAAGAACAACAGACAGAAGAGACGAAAGTAGAACTGCAGAAGCCGACAAAAGAACAGAGAGAGTATCTAAATGCATTTGCAAGAAAATTCATAGTTATCCATCGGAATTGGTTCCTGGAGAACTATCAGAACAGAGTTATGAATGTGACTACAAGTCCCATACTGATCAGACAGAAATTCTGTGAAGGCAAAGACAGAACCTATTATTTCGCAATTAGAGAAAAGGCAGCCCATATCAATTTGTTCGATGATTATATCCAACTCTGGTCAGAAAATAATGAGTATATGGGTGACTATGACTGGTTCTATCTGGCAGCAGCCATACAGTCCACATGGACTGTAGTCGCAATAGAAGAGGCACAGCAGAAGATTGAAGAAGAGCCGAGTGAGGAAGTGTGCGACGTCGCACAATCGGAAAATACAGATTGCAAACCAGAACAGTCAAGCTGTCCTCCAGGACAGACAAGTTGTCCGAGAGAGAACTGGGGAACATCAGATGAAGACCAGTTGCAAGGCTGGAGAGAATGTGCAGCTTGTTGGAATCATTACAAGAAATTGCATGAGCATGATGAAGAAGCCCCAGAAGAGGAAAATGTGGGAATTGAAATCCCTCAGGACATTATGGAAGAAGTAACAGAGCTTGTGGAGGATTATCAGGAGATTCCGGAAGAAAACGAACCGGTTATCGTGGAGCAATCGGAAGGTATTGCAATCGTTGATATTCCATCAGAGCCAGAGTTGTACGAAGAAGTATCTGAGAAAACCGATATCGATATTGCAAGGGAAGAGAATCAGAAAGCTCAGATGTATCTGGAAATGCTTACAGAAGAGTTTAGTCAAAATGATATCAGAGTCCGGAAGCAGAAGATATTAGTTGCAGCACTGGCAGGATATATCCATGACCTGGATATGGTATTGAATCCTCCGGAAGAACCGGAACAGCTAGAGCTTCCAAAACTCAAGAATAATGACCAGCGGAAAGAATGGTTAAATAACTATAAAGAATGGGGATTATGGTACCGGGACGAAAATATAGATGTGAATTATTACAAGTATGATTTCAAAGATGGTAGCAGGCTGGTGGTAGCAGAATATCCTCAGAGAGAACAAGCTTGGAAATGCGTGCCTCGCGATGAGCATTATTATCATTTATTGGAAAAAGGGAGAAGAAAAGCAGGTACCACAGATGAAATTTATGATCATCAGTATATACAATATGCAGACAGTGAAACGTATTTGGTGGAATTCCTTAAGAATTTGCAGAAGGGAGAGAAGTAGATGACTCCGGCAGAAAAACAGGAAGTAATCTGGATGTTTCTAGACCAGGGATTGAGCTATAAAGAAATTGCAGAAAGAACAGGCATTCCTTATGGAACAGTATATATGCATGCCAAACGGAAGCGAGAGCATGATGAGGCAGATATGACTGGAGATAACTCTGACCGTCATAAATGCAGGATATGCCAGTATCGCCACAGTGATGCAGGTGGTTGTGATTATTGCATCCACACCGGAAAAGAGCGAGGTTGTGATGTGGAAGTGTGCGATAAGGCAGTGGTAGGAGAAAGATTGACGAAGAAATAGGAGGAGCTGAGATAAATAAATAATCAACAAGCAATAGATAGATTGGTGAAACATCTTGAATGGGGCTGGTCTGAGGAAACAGTAGATGCTATTGGAATGGGGATACATGCACTGAAAGAAACTCAGTGGATTCCGATAAGTGAAAGGTTGCCGGAAGAAGAGGAATATATCTTGCTGTCATTCGCAAACTATACTGGTCTGGATATTGGACGGTATGAAAAAGACGGAGAGAACGATAAGTTCTATCCGGGAGATGATGAAGAAACCTACGCGCATTATGGATTGATTGTGAATGCATGGATGCCATTGCCGAAACCGTATAAGGAGAAAACAGAATGACAAATAGGGAATATATGATAAATCTATTGCTGGACGGTTTGAAATCACGCTTGAACCGAGTAAGCATTGATGATGACGGTGCAAGCGAAGAAGCTATGATTTATTACAACATAAATTGTCCATATTATGCAGGTGATAAAAGAGCATATTGCCGAAAAGAAGGTAGTCTTGTACCAAGTAGAGAGGTATGCGTAGCTTGTAAAGCACATTGGCTTGAACAGGAAGTTGATGAATAAAAACAAAACGACGAAGGAGATGGTGGTAATGAATAACAATATTTCAGAAAATAAGAACAAATACAAGAACAACTGTCGGAAGGTCTATGCAGATTATCACAGAGATGACCAAAATAAGATGATTGAAGCAAGGAGGCTCAGAAAGAAATGTGGACCATTAAATCGGACGAACGTCTTGAATTATATGATGAAGAAGAGGACGAAGTAATTGCAATATTACTCTGGGACGAGAGATTCTTGAACTGGAAATTGTATTATAGGTATACAGGAGGGAGTGGATATGCCTATCTGGATTCCATGGAAGGATTTGGAAAGCTGGATATAGAACCAGTAGAGATGGCAGCAGTCGAGACCATTATAGACTACTGCAAGGAAAAGGCAAACCTTTGGGAAGGACGTGCAGAGGATATGGAGGCGATGATGTGAAATGGATCCGGGAAAACATGAATCAGATAAACCTGGTAGAGGAAGGAAAAAAGATAGCATACATTGCCTACATTAACTGGGAATGGAAATTATTTGAAGGTGGCGAAGAGTGGTGTGTTGGTCTGAAGGTCTATAATTCGCATCAGGTAGAAGAGGCGCAGCGGGCAGCAGTCAATGAGCTGATTCGGTATCACACAGAAAAAGCAGAGTTGTTCCAGAAATATAAAACGGAGACAGCAGCATAAAGCGGAGGAGGTGAAAGCCGTTGGCGTACATGGAAAGTTATGAGCAGTTGGCATTTGCAATCGTGAAGTTAGCTGTAGAAGATTATCGCAGTGCATTAAAACGATTGAAAAGACATTCGAATGACCAGCAGGCATTATGGAGTAAAGCTGATTGCGAACGATTCTTTCGGAATGATATTGGAACATATTGTAATCTGGACGGAGAAAAGATTATGAGAGCTGTTCAGGAACAGGTGGGATATAACGATGGATAGAAAGCAGTTGAAAAAGTATAAATCCAATAAAAGAAGAATAGCTGGAATCAAGAAAACAATTGACCGATTGGTGGAGCAGTTGGACAATGTTCCGGTAGTACCGGGCAAGGTCACAAAGTCAGGTGATGAATTTCCGTATATTGAGCAGCATGTACAAGTAGTAATGGAAGAACCGAAAGAAGCAACCCGATTAAAAGAACGCATCAGAGAGAAGAGGCAAGATCTCAGTAGATTGGAGCAGGAGAATGAAGAAGTAGAGAAGTACATAGAACAGTTACCTGTAGGTATGAAGAAAGAGATATTTGAAATGGTGTATTTGGACGGAATGACACAGAAAGAAGCTGGTGATAGTTTAGGGTATACCCAATCAATGGTATCCAAGGTAATAAATGCAGACATAAAAGATTCATAACATTCATATTTTAGATGTGTTATTGTTATAATGAACTTAGTGGAAAAACAGATTTCATTATGGTTTCACAATCCCCTTACAAGGTACATACAAAACCCAGAAGGAACGGCTTGACAACAGGCCGTTCTTTTGTTGCATAATGTCAGATTTTGGAATATTATGATATTAAGATTTTGTATGTATGGAGGAAAATGCAATGAGGTTATATGGAATGTATTATACATGTAAAAAATATATAGAATATGTTAAGGATATGAAAGTTTATGCTAAAAACACCGGTGGAAATACAAGTTGGTCCATAAATTCTTGGAAAGAAAAAAGCATTGTGTTAAACGAACTTGGCAAAATGAACCCATTAAGAACATATGCAAGAAAGTTATATGAAACTGTTCCTATTGTGTATCGAGATAGAGATGAATTTGATATAACTGATACAGTAAAGGATAATTTT